CCCATTGGCCTTGGCGGCACTGCCAAGGTCATCAACGGCGCAGAGTTTGACACCAGCGTGTCCAGCAAATTCCAGGTACCCAACAAAGTGCGCGGCCTGTTCCGCGACATTGTGGACTCCCCACGCCTCACCGGTAACCCCTACTGGGCACTGGCCAACGTCAACGAAGCCGCCGCACTTGAAGTGGCCTTCCTCGACGGCAACAGCGAGCCATTCATGGAGCTGGAAACCGCCTTCACCACCGACGGCGCTCGCTACAAAGTCCGCCTCGACTACGGCGTGGCCGGTCACGACTGGCGCGGTGCCGTTCGCAACGCAGGCGCTTGATTGCCCTGGCATAGCACGTAACCCCCACTCATAGGAATTTTCATCATGACCACACGATTCGTTCAACCCGGCCGCGTGCTGGATTACGCCAACGGCGGCACCGCACAAATCAGCGGCGCAGTTGTTGTAGCGGGCACCCTGGTGGGTGTTTGCCTGGCAGCCATTGCCGCCAACGTCACCGGTAGCGTGCAAATTTGCGGCGTGTTCAACCTGCCCAAAAAAGCAGGCGACACACCCGCACAAGGCGCAGCCGTCTACTGGGACGCCACAAACGGCTACATCACCACCACCGCCAGCGGTAACACCCTGGCAGGCAAAGCCTTTGTGGCCGCGGCCAGTGGCGACGCCAACGTGGCCGTGCTGCTCAACGGCACACCAGGCTAAAGCCAGTCTGCACAGTAACCAGCCGCGCACCCACCACCATGGCCAACTTTGCAACCATCCAGCTGCGCCTAAACCGCACAGCCGTGCGCAAACTGGCCACCGCCACCGCAACGTGGTGGCCAGGTGGGTACGCAGCCGGGCCAGCCGTGCCAGGCCTGCAGCTGGTGTTTGACAGCGCGGCAATAGAAGCCCTTTCGGGCATCGTGCAAACCGAGCAACCCGTGGCCATTGCCTACGCCCCCGACCTGCCCACCGCCGCACGCGGCGACGGCCTGGTGGTGGACGGCGTGCAATACGTGGTCCAAAAGGCCATGCCCGACAAAGCCGGTTTACTCATGCTCGACCTGCTGAAAGGCACCGCGCTGTGACCACACCCGTTGACACCCAGGTGCTGGCGGCCGTCAAAGCCCTACTCGTTGGCCAAACCGACGCCTTGAGCATTGACACCCACCGCACCGAGGCCGACCCCTACACCGCCGCACAGCTGCCCGCCATCAACCTGATGGCGGTGGAGGAAAGCATTGCCACCCCCACCACCATAGGCATGGCGCAGGGCGGGGCGGTGCACCAACACCGGCTGCAGCTGGTGGTGCAAGTCATCACGCAAAGTGGCTCTGCAGCGGCTGACCAGGCCCGTTTGGTCAGCGCCCAGGCTGCCAAGGTCATAGGTCTGCAGCCCACGCTGTCTGGTTTGTGCGCCACCGCCTTGCTGCCCATGGGCAAACAGTGGCTGCACGACGACGACGCCGACACCCGCCTGGTGCGCCAAAACAACCTGTGGGTGTGCGGCTACCGCACGCACAGCCACGACCCATTCACTGCCATCTAAAGCCCAACACCCCACAGGAGCCACACCATGCCCCAAGCATCAGGCATTTACAAGCAAGTTGCCATCAAGGAAGAAACCACCTACGGCACCATGCCCACCGCATCCGGCGCAACACTGCTGCGCCGCACCGATGCGTCATTCAACCTCACCAAAGACACCTACGAGTCAAACGAAATCCGTGCTGACCTCCAGGTGGCCGACATGCGCCACGGCGTGCGCCGCATCACCGGCAACGTCAATGGCGAGTTGTCACCTGGCAGCTATACCAACATCCTTCAGGCCATCCTGAAGCGCGACTTTGCCGCCGTGACAGCCATCACCGGCCTGTCCATCACCATCGCAGGCACCGGCCCAACGTACACCGTCACCCGCGCCGCTGGCGACTTTTTGGCCGGTGGCATCAAAATTGGCCAGGTCATTCGCCTGTCAGCTGGCACGTTCAACGCTGCCAACCTCAACAAAAACCTGTTTGTGGTGGCCCTCACGGCCACCGTGGCCACGGTCATTGTGCTGAACGGCTCCACCCTGGTGGCTGAAGGCCCCATTGCATCGGCCACCGTCTCAGTGCCAGGCAAAACCACCTATGTGCCACTCACTGGGCATACAGACAAATCATTCAGCGTTGAAGAATGGTTTGCCGACATTTCCCGCAGCGAGGTGCACAGCGGCGTCAAGTTCAACCAGGCCAGCATTCAGTTGCCGCCCACCGGCCTGGCCACGGCCAGCTTTTCTGCCACAGGTAAAGACTACGGCCAAGCCCCCAGCGGCACCCGTTACTTCACCAGCCCCACGCCAGCCGGTACCAGTGGCGTGGTGGCCGCAGTCAATGGTGTGCTGCGCATCAACGGTGCCACCATGGCATCCGTCACGGGTTTGAACTTTGACGTGGCCGCAGCCTTCAGCGGCGACCCCGTGGTGGGCTCCAACACCATTGCCACCCAGTTTCCTGGCCGCGTGCGCGTCAGCGGGCAATTCACCGCCTACTTTGAAGACGGCACATTGCCAGCCCTGTTTGCTGACGAAACCGAAATTGGCATTCAAGTAGCCCTCACCACCAACAACACCGCCAATGCCGACTTTGTGGCCGTGTCCCTGTCCCGCGTCAAGCTGGGCAGCGCCGACAAAAACGACGGCGAAGGCGGCGTGGTGCGCACCTACAGCTTCACCGCACTGCTCAACAGCGCGGGCGGCGCGGGCACTGCGCACGAGGCCAGCACCATCGCCATGCAAGACAGCTTGGCCTGACCTATAGGTTAAGCGCCAACCCCGCGCACCTACCAGGGCCAGCTCTCCGCTTTTGCAGGTGGAGGCTGGTCCCGGCAAGGGCAAAACCCAACCCAAACCACCTGCAAAACACCATGACAGCCACCACCAGCACCCCAGCCGAAGCCGTGTTCGACCTCGACACCATTGAAGACCTCGACACCGCCGACATTGAACTGCTCAACCCCAAAACACAGCAAGGCACCGGTGCATTCATCACCCTGGCTGGCCCTGAGCACCCCGAGCGCAAGGCCCAAACCTTCAAACTCATTCGCAAAGCACGTGCCGACATGGCCCGCAACGCAGCCGCCAAACGTGGCGCAGTGCGCCAGCCAGATGACCCTGAAGACGACATGCGCGAAACCATCGCCATGCTGGCCAGCATCACCATGGGCTGGCGCGGCATTGCGCAAGGCGGCAAGCCCATTGCATTTACCCGGCAAGCCGCTATCGACCTGTACAGCGACCCAAAACGCCAGTGGATTGTTCGCCAGCTTGTGGCCGACATGAACGCCGTTGACGTTTTTACCAAGGCCTGAGCGACGCCCTCACCAGCCACGCCCAGGCCACGTTTGAACTCAACCGCAGGCTGCCAGATGGTTGCACCCAAGCCCAGCACCTTGAAGGCATTGCCGCCTCAACCGGCAAATGCCCGCCCGAGCTTGACGTGCCGCCACTGCCTGCGCACGCCAGGCAGGTGTGGGCCATTTTTTTGGAGCTGCACAGCGACCGCACCAGTGGCTTCAACGCACCAAACGGCATCACAGCGGCCGACATGCTGGCCTGGCAGCAAATCAACCGCACCCACCTTACCCCGTGGGAGCAAACCGTTATTCGCCAGCTTGACCGCGTGTTTTTTGACCACCTGGCCAAACACCAGCCAGGCAACAAAAAGCCGCCGCCGCCCCATGCCGACTAGCTACCACCCACACCGCACCACCACAGGCAGCCACGCATGAGCTTTCAAATTGGCAACCTCGACATTGGCGTGGCCTTTGCGGGCGACGTATCCAACCTGCAGCAAGCCACCGGTGCAGCCGGTGCAGCCATTGACGGCTTTGGTACCAAGGCCACAAAAAGCCTCAAAGACGTTTCTGCCGAAGCCAAAGCCGCTGACGACTCCATGGCACGCCTGGCCAACGGCATCAAAGGCGCGTTTGTGGGTGGCAGCATTGCCGTGGGGCTTATCAAGCTCAAAAACACCATCATTGAAACCAGCGACGCCCTCATTCAAGCCCAGGTGCAGCTTGACAAGTGGAACAACGGTTTCAAGTTTGGCGCAGGCGGTGCGGCCGGTGGTGCGCGCGAGCTGGCCTTTGTGCGCGAAGAAGCCAACCGCCTGGGCCTAGAGCTGAGCGGTGCCGCCACCCAGTACATGAAAATGGTGGCCGCTGCACGTGGCAGCAACATGGAGGGCGAAAAAACCCGTGTGCTGTTCACCTCCATAGCCGAAGCCGCCACCGTCATGGGCATGAGCGGCGAACAGTCCGAACGCGCCATGATGGCCGTCGTTCAGATGATGAGCAAAGGCAAAGTGCAGGCCGAAGAACTCCGTGGCCAGCTGGGCGAGCATTTGCCAGGTGCCTTTGCCATTGCCGCCCGTGCCATGGGCGTTACCGAGGTAGAGCTGAACAAACTCATGGAAACCGGCCAGGTCATGAGTGCCGACTTTCTGCCCAAGTTTGCAGCCCAACTGCGCAACGAGCTGGGCGGCAGCGTTGAAGACGCCACCAAAAGCATGCAGGCCAGCCTCAACCGGTTTGAAACC